TTCTTTATCTTCTAGTTCTGCATCTTCGTTTGTTATACATGCAGTTCGGACTATATCTTCACCATCATTGATGGGGAGGGCACTCGTGTCAGTATTACTGTCTTCAGCATTAACTGTTAAGACTCGACTGTTAGTCTCTGAACTTTCATATACATTTCTGTATATGCTTAGCTGCTGATTGTCCTCTTCAGGAGTTTCCAGCAATTCACCCTCTTTAACGACGACTTGACGGGTTACATCTAAATCAATAATTTGTTCATAAAATTTTTTATCTTCTTCATTACAAAATGAAAAAAATTGTTCTCTTGTACATAACCCAGTATGTAGTGCATGAATTAAAACACTTCCAAACTTTGTATGTAAATATCTATGTGCTGTTTTTGGTAATACTATGAGATTATGAGGATCGTTGTTAAAATGATCACAATCTTTATGATGTACGCAATAAGCTGAGGGAATATCTCTTTCCGAGTCCAATCCTAAAACCAATTTAACAACATGTCTATGCGCACGTTTTGTGTCTACTCAAGAACTTTTTACACAATCTGTATTAAATTGTATATATCTTGGATTATTAACTCCCTTAAATTCAAAACTTTGTAATTTACCTAAACAATCTTTGCTACAAGTTTTTCTTCGATCTATCTCATTTTGTTGCACTTGAAATTCTTTACCACAAATTGGACAAATTTTTATAAACTTTTCACGTTTACTGTCTGTATGTTTAGCAGCACATTGTTTTGAACATGTAATGTATTTTTTAGCTCTACCGGGAGTCACTCACTCTTCTTTACCACATTGTGCACAAGTTACTTTTACATATTCACATTTTTTAATTCCAGCAAGAGGTTGTCCATTTTTAGAATTATAATCATAAACACATTGCTGAGAGCAAAATTTTCTTTTTTGTGAAGGTTTTGCAGTAAATTCTTTACCACAATTTAAACAATTATACTTTGCCATATTAAAATATTTTTAATTAAACATATATTTGGCAAATATAATACAAATTATTGATAATTCAAAATTTTTTATTCAATCGTCGGAATACTATTTGCAAGAACCATTCCTGTCTTATAGATAGAACTTCTCGGTCTTGCAGAAATACAAACATTTAGCGGACTTGTTTGAAGATTAATGTATCTTGGAAAACAAACTTCTTCCATATCCATTCCATCATCTTCTGACATACTAGTTATCATCGATTTTGTACAATCTACAAGTTGTTGATCTCTAATTGGTTGGAGACCAAAACCAAGTCCGTATCTTCAAACTCCTGGAGCAATTTCTTCTTCGCTTATTGCATAAACATCATATCCGTAATCTTCACCATGTGCTTTTTCTGGTATTTTTGCATCTTTGTGATATTTAACAAATTTTACATTCATATTAACTAAAAGTTTTTGGTTCAATTGGTATTATAATAATATTGCTTAAATCAAGATTTAAAGATCCATTCGGTATAGTCGTTAACTCATCTTGTTTTTCTACTACAGCATCTACAGCTTCTTGCAAAGATTCTGCACAAACTGAAATATTAATCATTCCATCTACAGGGATCGATATTCTAAACTCTTGCATACTACTTTATTTTTTAGAATTATTGTTTCAAAAGGAATTTCTCTAAAAGATAACTCTGGATCAAGTTCATTTAATGGATACTCTTCTCTTTCAGTAAGATATGTGATTTTTAAATTAGGATTCAATATCATTAAATAATGAGCAATAGCAAATAAATAATTTATATCTACTGCTCCATCCAATTCTTCTTGAAAAGTTATTTCTTCTGTTTCGCAATCTGTAATTAAATCGCAAATTGTTTTAAGCGTAAAGTCGTTAATAAAATTAATGTGTAGCATCTTTCCAAAATTTATAAGTTATATCTCGCATGTACCAAGATGGTCCTAATTCAGTTGATAAATTATATTCAACCATTCGTTGATTAGTAGTTCTGCTATTTAATGGTGCTAATGATTCAACATAAGGTCCGGTTTTAACATAATTAAATTGATTTTGATGATCAACAGATTCAGATCCACTATACCAGGCAGTTTTTAAATTAGGAAAATCCTCTCTAATTAATTTGGCTAATCTAACTACTTCCCAGGGCTCTTTATCTCCACCCATAAAACAAACACAGGATATACCTGTGTTTTGTTTTATAAGTTTAGTGAGCTCTATGTATGTTAAAGGAATTCCATTGTCTTCTCTTAGCCAAGGAGAATGACATCCAATACATTTATGCGGACAATTAGTTAAATTTATGCAAAGAGAAATTTCATCAGGCACTTCTGCAAAAGTGATTTCGTAATTACTATATTTTAACATATAAATTACAACAACATTTATCATTAAGACGATATCCTGAACAAGGACATTTTAAGTCCTCAGATGTATTTGCACAAGGACAATCTCCTCCGCATCTATTAATTCCTTTAATAATACCATTTACAACTTTTTCATTTGGATTAAGCTGCCAACCTTCTTTAATATTTGCTTTTACATATTCTATATCAACCATTTAAACCTCCTTACTATAAGTTCTCATTCCTGCTTCAATCTTTCTATCTTCTGCAAATGCGCTAATTGGACGCATATAACCAATAATTCTAGTATATTGAGTTACATCTTCACTATTACATTTAGGACAAATTGTAAACGGTTGTTTAACAATATGTCCGCATTTATTACACTTAGTATTTGGAATATTAAATGTAAAGTAATTAGTGCCTTCTTTAATTGCAAAATCAATAAGTTTAATGTATTGCTCTTTTGACAAATGATCTTGTAGGTTAATATGCGCGGCACTTCCCATATTATTCTCATGTTTCCATGAGTACTGACTATATCTTAACGAGTTAAACTCGCAAAACCCATTTCGAATTACGTACCAATAGTAATTCTACTCTCCCGATTCGGAGATAGTCGATACAGGATTATAATCATCAATGTTTATTTGCAAATCTTTTAAAAATCATTGTTTCTTAGATTTATTATATTTAGGTAAATGTAAATATGTACGATCTATCAAACTTCTAAAACCTTGTTTAGTTTTATTTTTTGATCCATATTTTTCATAAGTTTCTTGTAATGAATGGGTTACATAATATTTTCTTATCTCTAATACTTCTTCGTCTGAATATAATGCGTTTACATTACTTTCTCCAGAATTTTTCTTTCCCATTAGCATCATATGATTGTTTTTATTTTCTTCTGTATATACTTCCATCAGTATACCTTTTCAAGTTCGGCCTTCCCAAATTTTTTCAAAAGCAGAATATGAAATTTTGTTAGAATACAATTTTCAACAATCAGAAACTCCAATTTTACAATTATTATAATAAGTTCTTATTTCAACAACATCTTCTACAGTTAATTTTGTTCTTGGGTTTCCATCGTATTGACTACGTTCTCCTCCTCAAGTTAAATTATAACCGTGTTGTGAAACATGTGAATTATATAATTTTATATAAAATCTTTCTTTTTCTCCTAAAATAATAATATCTGTAATATTATCTTCAATTATCTCAAAACTAAAATTTTCTAATCCATATTTTCTAAATGCTTGATATAGTGGATTTTTTAATTTAAGACAATTGATGCAATTTTTGTGGGTATTTCAGCGATTTTCTATATTGTTAGTTATACCCACATAACATTTTTGATTTTTTAAATTAGTTATTTTGTATACTCACATATCTTTATAATTTTTACAAATTTAATAAAAATATGGAGGATTTGCAACACATTTTTTGATTACTTTCCCACGGTATTCCCATGCATTTCTGTTTAGGGTTCACCGTTAGCCTCAATTGAGACCCCGTTGGTTAACGGAAAAGGTTTAACAGGCAGAATAATCTACCATCAGTGTATTGATAAGTCTGTCTTCCATGAAGAATAAATTTATCAAGAACAGATGTATTATCATGAGCATTATAAAAATATGAATTATACAATGTTCTTCCTTCTGGAACATGATATCCATCTTCTTTATCCCAACGATAATTCTTACCACCTAATCCTTCAGCTGGAACAACTTCACTATTAAACAAGAATGGACGCTTCTTACTATTAATTGCGTGAGCTTTATTTTGTTCTTTAATTGTTCCAAGAATTAATTGAAGAAATTCAATATATTCTGGATTATTTGATACTTCTAAACCAAGGAATTCAGCGGCTTCATTTAAACCATTAATACCAATAGTTGAATAAAGTTTACTTATATGAATATATCCTCCATTAGATGCGGCAAACATCCCTTTATCTTCAAGATCATAAAGCATTGTTTTATATGCAATATGATATTTATATACTCTTTCAAGAATTTCAATTAGATCTCTTTTTAAATTAGTATATATTGTACCAGTTTTATTTGGAAGTCTATCTGGACGTTCTGGAAGATCTAAAGGAAGTTTCCGAATTTCTCGATATGTATCCTGAACAATTCTATTAATGTTAAGAGTAATCACATTACAAGAACCAGTCATCACACCTGTTAATCCACTTGTTGGATTAAATGTATTTTCTGTAAGTTCATTTCTTAACCTGCAACATGATGCAAGACTATCTGCACTATCTGAAATATATGTGAAGAAACTATGACCTTCAGAATACATTTCAGCACAAAGATCCTTATAATCTTTATCAACAATGTCTTTTCCATCATGAACCATTGCAAATGTTTCTACAGGAAACGCTACAATTTGCTGAAGTCTGAGTTTATTAA